ATCAACAGAGCGCCTTTAGGGCGTATGTCACGGAAGTCAAACTCTACGTCCATTAGTCCCTTGAAGTATGCCTCCATTAGAACCTTAACTGCATCTGCCCATCCTTCAATGTTGTCAGATACTAGGAATCTACGCTTACGTTTCTTAACGCCTTGGACTTCTGGTAGATTGCGTACATGGTGTCGTTGCACTGAGTATCCTACACCTGTGCCTCCTAACAGTAAGAACATTGTCTCACTGAACGCCTCTACGGCATCAACAGGTAAGTAAGCACAATTAAAAATACGATTAGGGGCAAGCTCAATAGGAGCACCACCAAATTGTAAAGAACGCATACTTGGCAGAACTTTCTTTTGGTAGACATGGGTGTAAGCCTCTTCGATCTCCTTTGCTAGTTTAGGGTACTTGCGTAAGTGCATTTCTTTGTTACGTGTGACCAGTTCTTCCCACGTTTCCCTACGTTGCACCTCAGGGATATATTTAGCGTACTTACTGAATACAGTAATGTTTGACAAAATTTCGTTGCTGGTTTCTAGTTTAGTTTCATTCATTTCAGTAAGTCTACTCCGTATTCTGTTTTCCAACTGATGTATTCTTCGTCAGTTAAAAAGTCTTTCATAATAGTTTCTATCGCTATGATACTCTTTAGTATATCAAGGTGGTCTTCTATATCCAGCTCAAACAATAAGCTCTCTTTTAAATCAAAGTGAAACTCTTGTAAATGCTGGACAACAACCTGATCGCACTGAGCATAGGTGAGTCGAATATTTGTTGTTGAATTTAGCATAGTTTCTCCCATTAGTTTAGTTGCCGTATATCCTAGTAATCATCCTACAGAAGTCTGAACGGACAATATCATTAGGATTAAAGAATCCAGTTATCCCCATGTACTCCTGTAAATCGCTATTACCTTCATATAGTTCAACTATGTCAGCTAAACCGCTAGATTTGCCCTTGGCAGCTTGCCTCAGGTCGCCACTGATAACAACTTTAGAATCCGTACCAATACGCTTTAGGAACATTTCCATTTCCTTAGGTGACGTATGTTGCGCTTCATCAAGCATTATGTAGCTATTGTCCCAAGAGCGTCCCTGCATATATTCAAAAGGTACAACTTCTATCGTACCATTTGCTACATACTCTTCAAAGTGACCACTTAAATGTTTCCTAAGTACATCCGTGTACGGGACAACCCAAGCGGCCATCTTTTCTTCCATATCTCCTTTTAAGTAACCGATTGTACGACTGTCTGATATGTTAGGACGACATAATACAATCTTTCCTTCCTTTCGGTTATCTATCTTAAACTGAGCAGCTAAAGTAGCAGCTATGTACGTCTTACCTGTTCCTGCATATCCTAATCCTATCGACACTACTTTTTCTTTTATGGACTCTATGTACTGTGACTGAGCCAAAGATAAAGGTTCTAACTGAACAGAGCCAGAGCTACTTTTCTTCCTTGCTATCTTCGCCATCCTTTTCACTACCTATTTGCAAAAGTACGATTTCACCTGTTTTCTTATGTGATTCTATAGCGGCCTGTACTAAGTCCATTATCTCTGATTCTTCATCTAAAGAATGCTTGTGGATTTTAAACTCCTCGTACATAGGCGCAAGAAAAAATAAGACTACAGAACCGAGCACAGCAAGCCCTGCGGCTAACCATACTATTTCCGTAAATAACGTAAGCATCTAGTTATTCTTCCTCCCATACTGTACCCTTCTGGTACATTTGTATTGCCTTGTTTAAAGAACAATCATAAGCTCTCATTATCTCTTCAAACATTTCCATGAACATCATAAGTTACTAGCCATTAACGGATAATCACTAGCAGCCATACATACCCATTGTCGCATATCTAAGAACCAACGCTTTGCTCCTTCGGACGAAGTAAGCGTCTTGCCTGCTTTAGTAATTATACGTCCAGAAAGGATAAATGGCCCTTCTATGGGTCGTATGATTATATCAATAACTGCCAAGTATCCAGCAGGAATCTTATGCGACTGTGCTTTCTCTGTTAGAAAATTAGTATATACTGATACTTCCTTCTTGTTCTCACACACGATAGGTTCTTCTTTGGCTAACGCTATCTGAGAGAATAATATCATGACTGCTAAAATTATAGTTTTCACTAATAACTCCTAGGTTTAATTAAGTAACGCCCCCCAGCTTTCAGGGAACAGTGGTTGGATAATACCACTTACTTGTTTAGCAAGTTCCTGTATTTCCACTTGGGCATTATCATCTGTTCGTTGTTTGACCATTCGTGCAAAGGCAGCTAAAGAACCAGTGACATAGTAGCTGGTGTACATGCCTTGTGGCAATACCATACGTGCTTGTTCAGGGGCTATGCCTGACTCAATCATCTGAAAGTAAATCTCACGCATAGTTCCACAACCTTCTTTGTACAACCAATCAAATTGATTCTGTGCGTCTACGTCCAATCCACTACCTTGTTTAATACTTCCTTCTGGGCGAGAGCGCCAAGACTTAGGCTCGTAGAACTCAGGAACATCATCAACATATCGCCTGCTGATCTCATTACGAGTAAAGCCTACTATATGTTTAAACTCTTGTCGTGCTACAAACACAGGAACTGTATAGCGTAAGGTAATCTGTGGATGGCTGAAAGGTGTCCAGTGTTTATGTTTGGCTAAGTAGCGTATTAGCTTCCTATCTTTTTCACTAACCTTGCCTACCAGACCATCATTCCAATCAACTTCCCAATCTGATTCTTTGTCAAAACTAACTCTTGCTGCATTAACTACAGTCAGGTCAGTTCCCATGTGGTCAATATATTCTGCTTCCATTAACTAAAAAACTCCTCAAGTTTTTCCTTTGTTGTTTTACTTCCAATAATCATCTTATCAGTACTATGATTATATAACACAGGAATGCTGCGTAAGTCATGCTCTGCGATAAACAAAGCTCCTTCTGCGCTATAGGCATCAAGCATGGTTACTTTGTCGTCTAGTCCGTACTGGGATAACTGAGCCTTGAGTTGTTTGCAAGCACCACAGTTTTCTCCCGTCAAAAAGGTAACGCTCATCTTATCTCCTATAAGTAAAAGTCTTCTTCAAAGTTAGTCTTTACAACTTCCTTGGCTGAGTCCAAAGCCATATAAGCTACTGGGTGATCTAAAGAACTATACACAGCCATTGTTCCTTCATCATCTATAGTCATAATGAAAAACTCTTTATCTGTATATGATGAATAACAGGCATCCAAACACTCCTTAGCCAGCTCGTAGTTACTCTGCGGCTCTGGTAGGTCATTAGCGTCAATAAGTTTCATAGTTATTGTTCTCCAGCTCAATTAGCAGCTCTATGTAGTGCTTGGCTTTCTTCAAGTCTTCTACACCATTCTTATCTTTCCATCTGGTAATGTACTTAACTACATTGCCTTCTATGAAGCCTAGCTTGTTTATGTGTATATACTCTATAGGTTGAATGAATGCGTCTTTATAATGACCACCACCTACCTGTGTATTCAACGGATTAGTCATTTAAGTCGTCCTCTTGAAATTTATCCATGTTCTTCATAAGTAAATCCTCAAACCTATCCAAGAGCATTTCAGCATTGATCTCAAGAACTTCAAGAAGCAAATCAGCGTCATACTCTCGCAGTATTTTCTCTTTTAATTCTTCGTAAGTTGCAGACATTGTATGTACTCCATCATATCTGAGCACGATTCTTCGGTAAAATATGCAAAACCTTCTTTATCGCACCATTGCCCTAACGTCATTTTAGAGCCTTTCCTTAGTTTTTTCTTAGGGTCGCTAAACAAAAACACAAGCTCCCAGCCATCTTCTTTTATAGTATCTCTTATGGAGGTATACTTCTGAGTATCGCCTACTCTAAAGAATCCCTTAGCCTCTATCAAGGCCTTGGATTCTTCGAACACAAAGTCAGGGGTATACTTCCTTTTAACTATGTAAGGAATAGCATAAGGCTCATAAAGATACTTGTTACCTAGAGCCTTGGCTAATCTTTCCTCAAGACCACTTCTGTATTTTACTTTACTCAAGTTTGATTTCCCTGACTTTCGGCTCATTTGCCACCTCTGTTAAATATCTTGGCCCATAGCTGTACGCAAACGCCCTTAAGTCTGGGTAACAAGACTTTTTGTAAGAACAGTATGAGCACTTCATAGGTAGTTTCATGTTCCCTGATTTCCCGTCTGGTACTGGTTCTTGGCAGATTTCGGGAGGCTCTTTCTGCACCACCACCTTTTTTAAGTATTCAATCCGATCTTCAATATCCCAGTTTATATGCTTATATATAGGAGCTTGGGTATCTTCTTCATCGTATACTAAACAAGTCAAATGCCCGTTTTGCTTATCCATAGCAAGCCAGCCGTACTTGGTCTCTCCTTCTGCTCTCGCATATCCTTTGTTCTGAGCTACATAACCGAAGGGGTCGTCCATTGCCAAAGTTCCTTCCTTGAACTTCTTGAAGCCGTATGTACTTGTAGACTTTACGTCAATGATTGTTCCGTCAATCTTACAGTCCATGTGACCCTTGATTCCTTTAACCTCCACTTGTTTTTGTTCGTCAGTTACATTGTGACCGCTTAGGCGTACTAGAAGTAGAAGCATCTCTTCGATTAAATGCCCATACATAAACTTAATGTATGTGTGTGGCAATATTTCTTCTTTATCTGTTCCTTGACAATGATGCCATAGTATTCTGTCGTCCCTGCCTATGTTTGACATTCGTAGTTTTCGGTTATCTACATATCCTTTACTGTCGAATTTGTCACGCATGAGCTGTTTACAAGCCTCACCAAACTTTTCTATCTCTTGCTCAACATCAACGGAATCGTCAGGACTAGAAGTCTTCATAAGATTGTAAATGTCAGGTACTAGGTTGTAAAGGCTCTTTGGTTTACTCATTACATATCCTCGTTTTTCTTTAAAAACCGTGTCATTAAATCCTCAATACCGTTTGATCTATAGTGATTTTTAGGAAATCCTCCTTTTACGTGAGCAGCCCAACGTCCTGTAGTCCAGTAGTAAGCATACTTTCCGTTATTCACATAAAGCCAAACCATTTTAGCGCCTTCTCGCATATCATAGCGTATGTTTTCTGCTCTAAGGTAAGACTCTAAATGTTCCTTTGTTTGATTTGTGTTTCTCTTTAATATTGCCTCTCCTTTAGAGTTTATGCGGTCAACAAAATACTCACTTTTTTTATCTGCGCTTTTCATAGTTACCCTATTTTCTTGGTCAGTTTCCTACTTACTAGTGAGTTTCTGCCCATGTGTTACCTATGGCATAATCTCCGTTTAGTGGACACCTAAGTCCTAATTCAATCCCTGCTGCCACAATAGAGGCAACGGCTAACTTACCGAACTGCTCTGCTTGATGTTCTTTGACCTCCGTTTGAAATTCATCGTGAATGTTACCTACAAACTTGAAGTCTATCCCCCATATTATAGCATACTCTGAGAGGATACACAAGGCTTTTTTCATAACTATTGCTCCGGCTGCTTGCAATAACGTATTTAATGCGCTATGGGGAGACCGAACAAAGAGCTTACGATTATCAAGGCCAACCAAGAAACCTCTACCAGAGGCAGAAACAACGTCTTCTCGTAGTTTCTTGAGTGCTGGTGTAGCGTCTAAGAACTTATTCTTGAGTCGCTTACCTTCTCTAGCACTACCATTTACTATCTCACCAATCTTTGCGTCACCAGCCCCGTACAGGAATCCGTATATGAAAGTCTTGGCTTGTGATCTTTCAGGTAAACCAGCAGCAATCTGGTTAGCTGTGTGAATATCACCATTTAGAATCTCTTGAGTATACGCCTCGTCATTCATATAATGAGCAAGCATTCTCAATTCCAAACCAGAAGCATCACAACCGACTAACTTGTACCCTTGAGGAACAGTCCAACATTCCCTACACTCTTTGCCGTATGGGCTATAGGATGCTGGCACGTTTGCAACATTAGGGCTACTGTGCGTCATACGTCCTGTGACAGCTCCATTTGAGTTCACAAAGCCGTGAACACGTTTGTCAGTGTCTACTTTATCAACCCAGCCCTTAACTTGTGCTAGGCGCTTCTGTAGCAGCAAATAGTCAGCAATTAGCTTTGCCTCAGGGATTCCCTGTACTTCCATCAAAACTTCTTCAGAAACGATAACGTGACCCTTGTCAGTGTACTTCTTCGGTTTCCATCCAAAGTGCTGTAGGTAACGTGCTATCTGTTGTCTTGAGCCTAGATTAAATACAGGCCAATCAACACGGCTGAACTGTCCTGCAACCTCTGTCCAACGATCTCCGAGGAACTTAAGACCAACGACACTGAACGTGCCATCTTTCTTACGCTTTGGGGATATTTCCTTAATGAATGTAGGTAGAGGCTTGAACACTTCATGTACTTTTTCCTCCGCTACAAACGAGGCTTCTTTTAGTTCCCCGATTAAGTCGTAACACTTTTCTTCGTTTAACAGCCATCCGTTTTCTATTTGCTTGCATATAATATCCTGTACCTGATGCTCAAGATTAATAGATTCGCTTCCAAAGCCACTAAGGGACTGAACGAGTCGTTTGTAAACTTGTTCAGATAACCTAACATCCTGCTTGCAATACTCAAGCATTTCCAAGCTATAGCAAGACCAATCCGAGTGATCGCCTTTTTCATTGTTTAACTCCAATCCATAACTGTTTAAGTCGTGACCACCTCGCTGTGGGTCGGCTAGTCGAGACATAACCAAAGTGTCAGTAATCTTGATACCTGAGAAGTCAGTTCCTAGAAGCTTTTCACACGCTGGCACATCATAGCCAATTAGGTTGTGACCTATTACTTCGTTATATCCTCGTACAAAACTATTCCAATCGCTAAGATTATTATAATCAAATACGTATAACTCATTATTGTCTACCTCTTTAGCTACTATACACCAGATTGTGGTCGGCTTAAGACCGTCTGTCTCTATATCAAATACTAACTTCTTTGTCACTAAAAGTCTCCCCCTGCGTATGCGTTATCTTCTGTAGCCTCAGGCTCTGTAACTTCTGTCATGCGTCCTGTGTCACTATCGTATCCAAGCCAACAACAAGCTCCTGTTAAGCCAGCAAAGCGATTCTTAAGCACACGTACTGTAGTCGTATTGCGTATAACTGGGTCTTTGTGTTGCTGATTCCTTTCTAGGCCAATAACCATATCAGATAACTGTGCGATAGCTGCTGAACCTCGTAGCTCAGACAACGACACCTGTGCTCCTTCTTCGTGACCTTTGCTTGGTGGTCGCTTCAAGTGAGACACAAGGAATAGGCCTACGCCTGTCTCTTGTACTAACTGCCGCAACTTGGTCATTATAGCATCAATGGCTTTTCGCTCGTCGCCTTCCGCTTGGTCAGATACAACAATGGATAAGTGATCTAATATAATCCACTTACAGTCGAGGCCTTTAGCCAGATAACGTATCTTATTAAGAAGCGTATCTTCACCCATAGAACCCCAATGGTCGAACATATAGAAACGCCCTGTGCCCATTGTCTTTTCCCAGACTTCCCTGCGGTATTCGTCGCTAACTGATGTGGTCGGTAAGTGTAGAGGCTGGTTAGCTTCTATCGACATTACACCTGTAACAGTTCGCTCTATTGATTCTTCAAGAGCCAAGATTCCTATGTTATCGTCAGTAGCGCCTAACAGATAATGTTCAAGCTCCCTGATTATCTGTGACTTACCCATGCCTGAGCCACTGGTTATGGTCACTAATTCCTTGGGTCTAAACCCGTATGTAACGCTGTTAAGACCAGACCAAGGGTAGGGTGTACTCTTAACGTCTTTAGTGGCGTTGAGTAATTCCCATGTGTCTTGGCCGCCTACAATCCCATCGGGGCGGTAGGTCTTGGCATTCCACCATTCACTTGTAAACTCACGTATGCGATTAGCTTTGAGCATTTCGCCAGCATCTTTCAAAGGCAACGTGCAATTCTTAGCCTTGTTAGGTGAGAATAACTGTAATACCTTGCTTGCTGCCTTCTGTCCTTGTTCGTCATTGTCAAAGCAAATAACTACGTTTTCGAATGTTTCTAGCCATTCCAGCGAGGACTTTATATCCTTAACTGCTGACCCTGCTCCTGACTTGATAGAAACGACAGGCCACTTACCATCAAACATTTCAGATATGGCCAATGCGTCCGCTTCGCCTTCACATACTGTTACATACTTTCCTCCTTCCTTGAAGGCCTGCTGACCGAATAGGCCAGTATTCTCATAAGTACCTGTAGCGTAAAACTCCTTATTCTCTACCCTACGTACCTTTGTTCCTACAGGTTGTTTAGTGCTGACATCATAGTATGGATAGTGGTGTTTAGTTATGTTACCATCCGTCCCGTATTCTACTGTCACTCCAAACTTTTCACACACTCCTTGTGATATTCTGCGATCTGATATTGCGGCAAATACACCCGACATTTCAAACCTCCGTTTAGGGTTTGTTGACGCTTCGGGAGAGGCCTTGGTAGCCCCTCCGTCTGCGTGTTCATAATAATTGCAATCTACACCAAAACAGGTAGCGTGCCCATCTGAGTATCTAGCTAAGTTGTTAGCACTGCCACAACTAGGACACGCTTCATGTTTGACAAAACTGCTCATATTAGAAATCCTCGTCAATGCTTCCCTGTGCTTCCGCTAGTTCCAATACACGTACCTTTTCTAGGTAGGGCGGTGTGCCGTGAACAGGATGTGGGTTACCTTTCTTCCACTGAATACGTACCTTAGAACCCCGTGTAACCTGACCTATGAATGGTTTACCATCTAAGTCAAACACTGGCACTGTGTACTGTGTTGAAAACTTACGCTGTGGCTTGCCTTCGTAGTCTTTGATTTTGACACCTTCAGACTCTAGGTTTGTCGCTGACTTTTCATCTAGTGTTAAAGTTAAGGTAAACTTACCCGTGGATTGACCATTAAAGATATCATGCTCTTTTAGTGATTCAAATGCTACTGTTCCTTCTGCGATCATCTTGGAAATTCTCCTATATGGTTTCCAGTTTAAACTAAGGGTTCTACTACAGAACCCTAGTATTCTTTAGTAATATAACAAAGATAATATATTAATGTTTCTTTGTATACTTAGTATTATACCAGTAGTTTTACCTCCTGTCAAATTTTATTTTAAAATATTATCTACGGATTCTCCGTCTGCTTCTGTTGTTGTACTGTAGTTTAACATCGCTTCATTACTACTTACAAGACAGCTACTGCATAAATCTAAAAATTCACCAGAATCTTGGTCTTTTCGAGACAATTCATAATCATTTAGTATAACATCACAGGCTTTGCAACGCATATCTAGCTCCTTAATTTACCAGTGTGGCTTGTGGGTGTTGTTCCCAATCTTCGCCAGTATACATTTTAAATTCATCTAGTAGCTGGCTGTGTTTTTTTGTCATTAATTCTTCATACAATCCCAGTTTGATATATTCTTCTATCTCATAATACCTAAGATTGTCTCTTTTAATTTCAATTAGCGCCTCCATAAGAGGCCAATCATATTGTATAGCTTTTATTTCCATTTGTCAACCCCTCTGGCTTTAATTTTTTTGGCTTTTCTTTTCGCCTCACGCTTTTTTTCTTCATATTTTATAGGGTCTGTAGCTAAAAACCCTATATAACAAATTACTACGTATATTACTATACAAGTTATTGCTAAAAACCCCATAATTTTCTCCTAATCTACATCATAACTATCTGCTATAAGCATATTGCAAAGCCTATTAGCACGTTTTTTGACTTGTCTAGCCCAGCGACTATCTAAAAAGTCTATTGCTGCTTGATTATAGTCTTTATTCTCCATTGCGTCAAGTGCTTTTTTGAACTTTCTTAGCTTTGTCAAGCCTATATTAAAACAAATATCAATTATAACATCTTTTCTTGTTTCTGATAGAGCGGAAAACCAAGGAAAAGCCCTTTCCAGTTCCGCTTCTGTTCTGTTTATGTCATTTTCAAGCATATAGTCTATTTCATGATCGCTAAGACCTATCCCCGACCTGTCATCTATATTGCGCCCTACGCCTATAGTCCATTGCCCACTGGTACACTTATAAGCATGGCTTTTGACTCCTTCATGCCTTCTTAGCATGCTTTTTAAACGTATTCTACTAGTCATTGTTTAACAGCTCCTGTGCTCGTTGTTTTGCCTCTATTGCAGCTAATTCATCTAAATTCAAAGCGATATTAAGCGCCTGTGAAAGGGTCGCTATATCCTCATTAAACACACAAAAATTATCTGTATAGGTTTCATTACTAAGGATTATATCGCCTGTTTCTGGATTCCTTTGAATGTGCATATGTAGCCTCCTTAAATTCATCTGATTGATAAGCCAATTCTAGGCCTTCTAATGCTAACATATCTTTAGCACGTAATTCAACATAATTATAATCATTTCCTTTTGCCTCTACTTTCTCAACTACCAACCAACGGGCATCCTTGCCAAATGATCGAGCCTGTACTATTCTATATTCAACTCTACCGAGTACAGTGTCGCCGCAATAGATAGCATATGGTCTTTCCTGTGCTCTTATGTTTTTACAATTCATTTGCATAGCTAACCAATGTGAACTCATTATTGAATTTTGCATAGTCGCAAGCCTGTAAATAGTTATCAAAAACGGTTGCTTCTTCTAACTCCGTCGTGCTTGTTTTGCGTAAATATTCGCCTGTTTCATTCAAAATTAGCTTGTAGTATGTACTCTTATCAAAATCTTTTAAAACCCATGCTGGCTTGTTTTCCATTGTCTCACTCCTTATAAGTACTTATGAATTAAACCGATTACTAAAGTAGTCCAAAGTATTGTACCAATGACTATAATACAAAGCAACTCTTTTTGCTCTTTATTCATAATTGCGCTCCTTTTCGGGATAGTACCAGTCAGCGACACAAATCAGCACCTCCCAATTAATACCCATATCAGCATCATGACCTTTATGTGCTTTATGTAAAACATATCTAGCTTGTTGCGGTGTTAAGTCTGGGCGCACTTCTAAAACATCCTCGTAATGCCATTCTATCATAATCCAATCAGCTAACGGTTCTAAGGTGCTTACTTCTGTACTGGGCGAAACGCCTAGTTTTACTCTATCTTTTAATTTTTCCATTACATTACTCCTGTTTGGTTTTTGCTTTACGTGCGCCCCGTGTTACCATAGAGCGCAGAGAAAACAAACTCCTTTTATTTTGCCCAGTTACTATATAAACGGCGGCTGCTTCGTTTGGTCTTGAAACTTTCAAGGTATAACGTGCGCTTGCCTAGGTGCAAAGCATAGGTATGCTTTAGCGCCTCAATTTTCCAGCCACGGGACTTAATAGCTCGCTTGCGATAGATACCCTTTAGATTTCCTAATAAGGCAATTTCTAGGTCAAATCGTGCGCCTGTTGTGCCGTCATTCAATGATTTAGTGTTTAGTTTGAACATTTTACTACTCCGTTTTGGTTTTGATTTTTAGATTATACACTAACTGTAGGTATAATACTAGACTTAAATTTACTTTTTTTGCTGCCATGTACTGAAATAGCAACATTTTTTTGGTCTCCGTCGCAAATTCCGCATTGCTCACAAGTTAAACCCTTAGAATCCGCTAGGCATTCAATCTCATTATCTAAGTAACCATCATTAGGTAGTTTGACCCTAAAAGTTTTAAAACCCTTAGCTTGTAGTTTTATGGCTTGCTTATAGGTGTCGGCACTAGCCATAACAAGGCCTTGTAAGCGATCGTCAAAGTTTTTATGGCTTGCTTGGTGCGTGTAGCCAGTGTGACTACCAAATGCGCTGCATACGTCTACTATTGTCTCATAGGGTAAAGCGGCTGGATCGCCATAAGCGCCTAATCTAACGCTTGCATGATAATTAAACGCTGGCAATCCCTTTGCATATCCTCCCTTTTTATAGGTGCGATACACTGCCAATGGTGCTTGAAAGGTAGTAACATAGCAAGCGCCTCCGTTATAGTGACGTTGTGGACATGATCCGCATACGGCATAATCATCACCTGTTTTGGTTGCCGTGTGTGGCTCAATATCCTTATGTAATATCCATAATTGAGCCATGTTGCCCGTTTTGGCGTTGGTTGTTTTCATTGTCAAAATAGCGACAATATCCACATTAGTATCTAATTGGCTTTTGCCTTCGTATACTATATAACCTTTTGCTTTTTTCATGGTATTCACCTTTATGGTTTCCAGTTGTTTTATGCTAGGCCTCAGATTGTAACCTAAGGCCTAGACTAAAGCAACTGTTTAAGCTGCTACTATCCAGACGTTAGAAGCGTCACCGGCATTCTTAACCGGCCTATAGCAACTAAGGTTTTCCCTTGCTAATTTGTTATAGATTTCCATCATTTCCAAGACTAAATCCCTGCTAGTTTGTGTGTTGTGAGCATTCATTAAATCATAGGCTTTATCTAAGTTCTTGTGAGCTTCTAAGGTAGTCATTGCTTTATTCCTTTGTTGATAATCATTCTCATTAATGTTTGCCTAGGCTTCTTTGCTTTGGCTTGTGTTCCATTATATACAAATGAATTAATAATGCAAATACTATTTTAGCATATAGATATAACTAATAGTTATTTTACCCATGCTATTATATATACGTACGTGCGAATACCATAGTATTATTGTTGTTGTCAATAATTATTTACTATGCAAAACTCATGCCAATATAGCTAAAATCGAGTTCACTATTTTTTAATACCAATGTACAGGGTAAGCTGAAAACCTCTTAGGCGGCCATTCTCGCAGCCTAAAGCCCATGTGGATAAGTCTGTGTATACATTGCTGTTTACCTGTGGATAACCTGTGTATACATAATTGTGGATAACTTGTGTTGCTTGTGGATAACTATAGGCTGCCACAAGCATTCCCACACTTCAACCTGTGGATAACTCATGTGTTCTGTGGATAACTTGTGGATAACTCGGCAGCCTGTGGATAACCTGTTGATAACCTGTGGATAACTTGTGGACAACCTGTGGATAACCTGGGGATAAAAATAGGGGTACGGGGGGGAGGAAGTTTTTCTGGGATTACTACGGGTAGCCTCTCAGGCACAAAAAAGGTAGTTTTTAGAAACATTAAATCTATGTATTAGAACCTTTAGTTATACTTGTGTAAACTTGTGCAAGTCTCTGATAAACAAAAGAAAACAAAAAGTCAACAAAAGAACTTAAGTGTGACTAAAAGGGACACAATAGTCACGTTACGGTTGACATAATAATACTTTAGAAATAGGTTGACTTTTGTTTAAAAATATGGTATAATATAGTTATTAATAAGTAAGCGATTAGCCACCCTCGGCCCTACTTAAGATTCTTAAGTGTCTTTTAGTTTTATTCATTAAGTATTATCAATAAAGAATAAATTAAAGGTTCTTAAGATTCTTAGGGATAACTTAAGGAGTGTTTTGTTTTGTCAAAAAAGAAAGAACTAAAAGAAGAAGAAGAAAATAAAAAGAAAAGAGGTCGTCCACCTAAGAAGGACATTGAGTCAAACAAGAGAGGCAACAGAGTAGCCAGAGGTAGACCCAAAGGTGACGCTGCTGTCATTAATGAATACAAGGCTAGAATGTTAGCATCACCTAAGTCACGTAAAGTACTTGATGCTATCTTTGATGCTGCTTTGAATGACGAACATAAAAACCAAGCAGCCGCTTGGAAACTAGTGATGGACAGGATTGCACCTACTGCTGTATTTGAACAAGAGGTTCTAAAGTCTGGAGGTAAGTCAGCTATCACGATTAACATAACTGGCGTAGGCGAAGTGAAACAAGAGCCTGATGCTTTAGACGGAGAATGGAGTCCTGTGGATGAGTGATTTACAGGTAGAGTTTCTTCCGTGGCAGCAGGAAGTCTACGGCTCAGAACAACGATTTAAAGTAGTAGCAGCAGGAAGACGCTGTGGTAAGTCTAGGCTTGCTGCATGGCTACTGATACTAAGTGCGCTAGACGGCAAGAAGGGCGGTGTGTTTTACGTAGCACCAACCCAAGGTCAGGCTAGGGACATCATGTGGCAAACCTTGTTAGAGTTAGCCCATCCTATTATCAAAAGTACGCATATAAACAACTTAACTGTTACTTTGATAAATGGTTCTGTTATTCACCTAAAGGGTGCGGACAGGCCTGATACTATGCGTGGTGTGTCATTAAAGATGCTTGTTCTTGATGAATATGCTGACATGAAGCCACAGGTGTTTGAGGAAATCCTACGTCCAGCACTAGCTGACCAAAAGGGTAGCTGTCTGTTCATAGGTACACCCAAAGGCCGTAACCACTTTTATGAACTATACAAATATGCTGAGTTAAAAGACGACCCTACGTTTAAGGCTTGGCACTTTACGTCATACGACAACCCTTTACTAGACCCAGAAGAAATAGATATAGCAAAGAAGTCTATGTCTTCATATGCTTTCCGTCAAGAGTTCATGGCCTCGTTTGAAGCTATGGGTTCTGAAATGTTTAAGGAGGATTGGGTACAGGTTTACGACGAAGAACAGCACAAGGGCGAAGGTGATTATTATATTGCCATTGACTTAGCTGGTTTCCAAGAAGTAGGAAAGAAAAATAAAAAGAACAGCCGTTTGGACAACACAGCTATCGCAGTTGTATATGTCACACAAAACGGATGGTACGTGGAAAACATCATATCAGGTAGATGGACTTTAGACCAGACAGCCCAAAAGATATTCCAAGCCGTTAGGGACTACAAGCCTATATCGGTAGGGATAGAAAGAGGTATTGCTAAACAGGCAGTAATGTCTCCTCTACAAGACATGATGAAGCGTAATGCTTTTTTCTTTCGCATCGAAGAGCTGACACACGGAAACCAAAAGAAAACAGACAGAATCATGTGGGCCTTACAAGGTCGCTTTGAACATGGTTTAGTCAAAATAAGAAAAGCAGAGTGGAACTCAAAATTCTTAGATGAACTGTTCCAATTCCCTGACCCCCTAACTCATGACGACTTAGTAGACGCTTTGGCTTATATAGATCAGTTAGCCAAGATAGCGTATGCTGGGGACTTTGAAGAATATGACGATTACGAAATTTTAGACGACTTTGCAGGATATTAATAAATGGCTGACTACAACGAAGAATCACCTTTAATGGTACAAGAGACCCTGCAAGCATGGGTTATGAACAAAGTAGAAGAGTGGAGCGATCACTACGAAGCAAACTACGCTGAGAAAAACGATGAGTACTATCGTATCTGGCGTGGTATTTGGTCTAGTGAGGACAAAACACGCAACAGTGAACGCTCTCGTATTATTGCACCAGCTACACAACAGGCCGTAGAGTCTAACGTAGCAGAGATTGAAGAAGCTACCTTTGGTCGTGGTAAGTATTTTGACATACATGACGACTACACAGACGAAGAAAAAGGCGACATCAAGTATTTACGTGATAAATTGCTTGAAGATTTCAAAAAAGCTAGGGTTCGTAAGGATGCTGGTGAATGTCTAATCAATGCCGCTGTCTTTGGTACTGGTATTGCTGAAGTAGTAATGGAAGAAATCAAAGAAATGTCTCCAGCTACTGAGCCTTTACTGGGTGGAGAGCTACAAGCAGTAGGTGTAAATGTAAAAGATCGCATCTTAGTACGCCTAAAGCCTGTAATGCCACGTAATTTCCGTGTTGACCCTAACGCAACTACAGTAGATGATGCTATGGGCGTTGCTATTGACGAGTTTGTTAGTTGTCATAGCGTAGAATTACTACAAGAACAAGGCGTTTATCGTGACGAATACATCGGTAAGGCTGCTTCTGACTTTAATCTTGAGCCAGACGCTGAACTTTCGGTATATTCTGACGATAAAGTACGTTTAACTAAGTATTATGGCTTAGTACCTACTTATTTACTAGAAGAAGAAGTTGATGTAGAGTTAGATGATGATTTAAAGGACTCTCAGTACGTTGAGGCTGTCGTAATCATAGCTAATGAAGGCGTTCTACTGAAAGCTGAGGCAAACCCCTACATGATGCGTGATCGTCCTGTAGTAGCGTTTCCTTGGGACGTAGTACCTAGTCGTTTCTATGGTCGTGGTGTCGTAGAGAAAGGCTATAACAGTCAAAAAGCACTAGACGCTGAGTTACGTGCCCGTATTGACGCATTAGCATTGACAGTACACCCTATGCTAGCCATGGACGCTACACGTATCCCTAGAGGCACTAAGCCAGAGGTACGTGCAGGTAAGCTGTTGTTGACCAATGGCGACCCTAAAGAGATTATCAATCCATTTAACTTCGGTAATGTAAATCAGATCACCTTCGCACAGGCTGGCGCTTTACAGGACATGGTACAACAATCCACAGGTGCTGTAGATTCTACAGGTATCGGTGGTGCTGTTAATGGTGAAGCAACGGCAGCAGGCATCTCTATGTCACTAGGTGCTATCATTAAACGCCATAAGCGTACGCTAGTAAACTTCCAAGAGAATTTCTTAGTTCCCTTTGTAGAGAAAGCAGCTTATCGTTATATGCAGTTTGAGCCTGAGTTGTACCCTGTAAAAGACTACAAGTTCTGTGCTACTAGCTCACTAGGTATTATGGCCCGTGAATATGAAGTAACACAGCTAGTTCAATTACTACAGACTATGGGACAAGATCAGCAGTACTATCCAATCTTGCTCAAGTCTATCGTAGATAACATGAACTTATCAGAACGTGAAACTTTGGTATCTGCTATAGATCAAGCCTCACAGCCAGATCAACAAGAACAGCAACGTGCCCAAGAAGTTCATCAGAAACAGATTGAGTTCCAACAGTCTCAGATTAACGCTCTGCAAGGCCAAGGCGAAGAGTCTAAGGCTAGGGCTATTAAACTCATGGTTGAGGCTCAGGCAGTTCCTGTGGAGCTTGAGCTTGATAAGATTAAAGCTGTTACTACCAATTTGGATGATGGTGTATCTGACGACAAAGAATTTGAACGAAGACTACAACTCGCTGATCGTATTTTAAAAGATCGTGAGCTTGAATTAAAATATAACCAAACACAAGGACAACCAAATGGTAACGCAGCGCCAACTGGAGGAAGTGGTCAATCAAGTGAATCAGAGCTACAAGACTTTGATACATCGGATAGAGGTGCTGGAGGCAGCATTAGGCAACCGACAGGCCTCTAATACCACAAAACGTAAGAAAACACAAGAAAAATCTTGACTTTTTTAGACTTTTATGGTATAATAGGTAGTATATAATGAATAAAGAATTAGAACAATACTATCGTGAAATGTTCCAGTTATTCAAGACTGATGGCTGGAATACTCTCCTGACTGACCTCAAGGCCAATACAGAGACAATAGACTCTATAGAACATACTAAAGGCCTTGAGGAACTTTTTTTCCGCAAAGGACAACTAAACATTATTGGTACTCTTTTGAACTTAGAGGAAACTACTCTCAACTCTTTTGAAGAGCTAGATAACCCTCAGGAAGAACAGGATTACGATGCTTAAAGTATTTGATTTTAAATGTCCAGACGGACACGTTAATGAACACTATGTAAAAGGTGACACCGAAACAGTCGAATGTAAAGACTGCGGTAAGCCTGCTACTAGGCAGTTAGCTATGCCTCGAAGTATGTTAGACCCTATATCTGGGGATTTTCCCGGAGCTACTATTAACTGGGCGAGACAACACGAAGCAAAAGCTAAAAAAGGCGACTTGTAGCCCTTTATAGGTAAACTACAGTCATTTTGTTTATCTCCACAATGCAAAGGCACGGAGTTTAGTATGGCAGCACAAATCATCGACAATGATGAAACTCAGTACAAAAGTGAACACTTAGATAACAATGAACTACCTGAGTACGAAGAATCGGAAGTAAACCCTCAAGAGGCAACTTTACAACCTGAAGAACCTGTTGAAGAAGAAGAAGAATCAACAGACGTTCCTAATAAATATCAAGGCAAGTCCCTAGAGGACGTAGTGCGTATGCACCAAGAAGCCGAGAAGTTATTAGGTCGCCAGTCTTCTGAAGTAGGAGAACTTCGTAAGGTAGTTGATGATTATATCTCAAGTACAATTCAACAACCTACTGAAAACACGGAAACAGAAGAAGAGATAGATTTTTACACTGAACCTGAGAAAGCTATTGCTCAGGCTATTAATAACCACCCTAAGCTGAAAGCAGCAGAAGAAGTTACACAGGCTTTTGCTAAACAAAACGCTATGCAGCAACTACAAAGCAATCATCCAGATATGCAAGAGATACTAACGGATGAAAAGTTTGCAGAGTGGATTAGGGGTTCTAAGATTCGTACACAATTATTTGTACAAGCAGATCAAGGTTATGATGCCGAAGCAGCTAACGAACTTTTCAATCTTTGGAAAGAACGTAAAGCCGTAGTGTCTCAGACAGTGGAAGCCGAAAAAGCTGGAAGACGACAGGCTGTCAAGAGTGGGTCAACGGGTTCTGCAAGAGGAAACCCAGATTCTACGTCCTCCAAAAAGTTCTATCGCCGTGCTGATATTATTAAACTTATGAAAACTGACCCTGATCGGTATATGGCACTATCTGACGATATACAACAAGCATATGCTGAGGGAAGGGTCAAATAGCTATTATTATAGGAGAAATTTAAAATGGCTACTAGTACTTATCCTTCAATGACAGGCGCTGTAGATAATACTTCCGCAGCTAGTTTTATCCCTGAGATTTGGTCTGACGAAGTTGTTGCTGCTTATGAGCAAAACCTAGTCCTAGCCCCTCTCGTTAAGAAAATGTCCATGCAAGGCAAGAAAGGCGATACTATCCATATCCCTAAGCCTACCCGTGGTTCTGCTAACGCTAAAGCTGAAAACACTGCTGTTACCATTCAGAATGCAGTAGAATCAGAAGTTATTGTCAACATCGACAAGCACTTTGAATATTCTCGCATTATTGAAGATATTACTGAAGTACAAGCTCTTGCTTCCCTACGTCAGTTCTACACTGGTGATGCTGGTTACGCTCTAGCCAAGCAAGTTGATGATGATCTATTCACCCTAGCCAAGTCTTTTGGTGACGGTGATGGTTCTGATTGGACTCACTCTAAGTCTTACATCAATGGCGGCTCTGGTGCTCTAAGTGCCTATGCTGGTTCTACTGCGACTGGTTCTGCTTTCGATGATGCTTTCTTGCGTTCTTTGATTCAAGAACTTGATGATGCAGACACCCCAATGGACAACCGCTTCATCGTTGTACCTCCTGCTTTGCGTAACGCAATCATGGGTATTGACCGCTACGTTAGCTCTGACTTCGTAAATGGTCGTGGCGTTGTTAATGGTAAGATCGGTGAGTTGTATGGCGTAGACGTATTCGTTTCTACTAACGTACCTACTCTAGCTTCTGGTGTTCGTGGCGCTATCTTGGGTCATAAAGACACCATGGTACTTGCTGAACAGCAGGGCATCCGTTCTCAGACTCAGTACAAGCAAGAGTTCTTAGGCACTCTTTACACTGCTGATCGTCTATACGGTACTAAGGTACTACGTCCTGAAACTGGTATTGTTGCTGCTGTTGCAGGCTAATAACCAGTAAAACTAAGGGGGCTTTTTAGCCCCTTTTTGTTCTTTTTTTTGACAAGGGGTTGTAAATGGCAATTTATAGAGGTACAGGTGGTAGTGGCGATGCAACTAATGACGCTACTATAACAGAAGTAACACAACAAGCGGTAAACGCCTCTGAATCTGCTGACGCTGCTGCTGCTAGTGCGACTTCGGCTGCCAGTAGTTCTGCTTCCGCTTTGACTTCAAAAACCGCAGCACAAACCTCAGAAACAAATGCAGCTACTAGCGCAACAAATGCAGCTACTAGCGCAACAACGGCAGACGACAGAGCTAATGACGCTGCTGGATATAAAGCCGATGCTTATACTTATCAAGGATTAGCTTACGATTACAAAGAAGACGCAGAGACAGCCAAGACTGCTGCTGAGACAGCAGAAACTAATGCTGCTTCTTCAGCTACTAGCGCAGCTACTAGTTCTACTAGTGCTAGTAATTACGCTTCTGTAGCGAGTAGCTATGCAGACAATGCAGAGACCTCAGAAACAAATGCTGCTACTAGTGCAACTAATGCTTCTACAAGTGAGACTAATGCTGCTACTTCAGCTACTAACGCTTCTACCT